AAAAAAATGGTATTTATCAAGAAGGGTAATTTCTTTTAGATACAATTTAAGAATTGATACTATTAGAAGGTATGATAAATTAGGAATACCTAATATGAGTCTTGGTTATACTAAAATATATAACATAGAAGAATGTGATAAATGGATGAAAGAAAATAAAATGCAATATTTTAGAATAAAAGATAAAACTAATTTAGACCTAATTTCAGAATATTAAGATTATGAAAAAAAGACAATATAGATCAAATCAAGGTAGAAGTCCTGAAAAAGAAGAACAGATATTTAATGTTCTAAAAGTAGGATTCATAGCATTAATCGTAGCTACTATTAGTTGCATAATACTTAACTAATGACATTATTCCAAAATCAAGTATATGAAGCTAACTTTAATTATATAGGTCAAGCTCTTGTTAAAGCATACGATACTAAAAAAGAAAATAATGAATCTACTACAGAATTATCTAATCTTATTAAATGTGTTAATGAGATGCATATGTTTGTAGTTGGTCTTAAAAACGAGGTACAAGTATTAGACTTTAAATTAAAGATAGCAGAAGGAGATAAACTAAGGGCAATAGAGAGAGCCAGAAAATCAGAAAAATTATTAGAAAATGATACAACTATTAGACGGTAAGAATTATGAGCATAAAGAACTATTATCTAAAATGGATGATGATTCTTTCTACTATGGAGAACTAAACAAATTAGCTTTAAGCAGTTCTTCACTAAAACTATTATTATCAAGTCCTAAGACTTATAAGCACGTTACTAAGTATGGTAATCCTGAAACACAACCTTTAAGAGATGGGTGGTTATTTCATACAGCTATATTAGAACCACACGTTTTTAATGCACAGATATTTGTAGATGTTGCAAGTAAGAATACTAAGGCATATAAACTAGCTAAAGAGGAACACGGTAAAGTATTTACAATGTCAGAAAAGAATAAAGCTGAAAAGTTAGCAGATGCATTCTTTAGAAATGAACACGCACTTAAACTAATAACAGATTGTGAGTTTGAAGTTCCTGCAATAGGAAATGTATGTGGTTATCCTTTTAGAGGTAAAGCAGATGTTCTTGGAAAAGATAGAATAGTAGACTTAAAAACTACAACAGACATAAAAGGCTTTCCTTATGCTGCTAAGAAATATGGATATGATGTCCAATGTTATTTATATTGTAATCTATTTAATGTGGGATATGAACAATTCAAATTCTTAGTAATGGACAAAGGAAGTTTAGATATTGGTGTATGGGATTGTTCTGAAGAATTTTACTTAGAAGGTAAAAGAAAAGTAGAGAAGGCAGTAGATATCTTTGAAACCTTCTTTGTTAATGGAGCAGACTTAGATGATTATGTATTGACAGGTACTTTATGAAAGAACTAATACAAGACATAGACATTATAATAGATGCTATAGATATGGGAGATAGTGAAGATGCCATTAAAATGCTCCAGGAGATACAAAGAGAATTAAAAATTAAATTATTATTATTATGAAAAAGAGAGCTTTAGATATAGCAAGACAAGTTAGTAACCTTGCAGAGTTAAATCCATTTGACAATACAAGACAAAGAGAATATGTAGAGGTAAGAGCTTTGATCTGCTTAATACTAAACAAATATCTAGGAGTAGGATTAACAAGAATAGCAAACTTCTTCAAGGAGAATGGAAAGAATATGCATCACGCTAATGTATTGCATTTAGTAAGGAGTTTTGATACTTACAAGTTCTACAATAAAAACCTAGACAAGTGGTTAGACATAGTAATCAATGATATTGATGATGTGGGAAATGAAAACAAAAGAACACTTATAAGACATCGTATTAAATATCTTACTAATAAAGACATAGATGAATTAGCTCTTTACACAGAGGATATGTATAATAAAGTTTTACAAAAAGAAGAAAGTCTCTAAAATTTAATTTATTTTTCGATATATAGATATACAATTTTGATTAATCAAGTTTTTTCAAGTTATGAGTACACACGGAGGTAAAAGAGAAGGTTCAGGTAGAAAAGCAAAAACAGAAGAAATACAGCTTATTGAAAAGTTGAAACCTTTAGAAGACTTAGCGTTTGAAGCACTTAAAGATGGCTTAGAGAAAAAGGACTTTAAGTTTGTTCAGCTTTACTATAATTACTTTGCAGGTAAACCAAAAGAAACAAAGGATATAACTATAAACGAAGATGTACCTTTATTCATTGATTAATGTTTACAAAAACAGAAGCAGTAATAAAACTTAGAGAATTAGGTAGTAGAATAAGAATAGTAAGAGGAGGTAGTTCTGCAGGTAAGACAATAGCTATTCTAATGATACTTATTGACTATGCTATTAAAAACAATAACAAAGAAATTAGTGTAGTAGCAGAATCAGTTCCACACTTGCGTAGAGGAGCTTTAAAGGACTTTCTTAATATACTTAAACAAACTAATAGGTATGATGAGAGAAAGTTCAACAAATCAACTCTAAAGTACCAATTCAGTACAGGGTCTTATATAGAGTTCTTCTCCACAGATCAACCTGACAAATTAAGAGGAGCAAGAAGAACAGACTTATTTATTAATGAGTGCAATAACATTCCTAGCTTTGAAGTGTACCAACAACTTGCAGTAAGAACATCAGGAACGGTGTGGTTAGATTACAACCCAAGTAATATATTCTGGGTAGATAAAGAACTAATAGGACAAGAAGATACAGACTTTCTTACATTAACATATAAAGACAATGACAGCTTACCATCTTCAATAGTAAAAGAAATAGAGAAAGCTAAAGATAAAGCTAAGACATCTACATATTGGGCTAATTGGTGGAAAGTATATGGACTAGGAGAGATAGGTAGTTTGGAGGGAGTATGTATTCCTGATTGGAAGTACATTGATAGTATTCCTTATGAAGCTAGGTTATTATGTGGAGGATTAGATTTTGGATATAGCATAGACCCTAGTACGATTATCTTATTATACAAATGGAACAATGCTTACATATTTGATGAGATACTATATCAAAAAGGAATGCTTAATAGAGACATAAGTAGATTTCTAAAAGACAATAGTATAACTACTCATCTATGGGCAGACTCAGCAGAACCAAAGAGTATTAGTGAGATCAGAGCTTATGGTCATAAAATTTCAGGAGTAACTAAAGGCAGAGATTCAGTAGTATATGGTATCAACCTAATAAATCAAAATGAAATCTATGTAACCTCCAGGTCTAAGAATCTAATCAAAGAACTGCAAGGATATATATGGGCTAAAGATAAAGAAGGTAATAACATACAGAAACCTACAGGAACTCATCCTGACTGTATAGATGCAGCTCGATATTGTTTAATGATGCAGTTAGAGAATCCTAACAGAGGTAGATATACTATTCAATGAAAAAGATTAATTTAATATCAGGAGGAAAGACTTCAGCTTATATTGCAGCTAATTATAAATCTGATTATAATGTATTTTCATTAGTAAGAATAGAACATAATAAATCTAAATTCAAAGATGAGAAGATAAGAAAAGAAATAGAAGATAGAATACAAGCTCCATTTATAGCTACAGCAGAAGATGATATAATTATATATACTATATTAGATTTAGAACAATATATAGGTAAGAAGATAAGTTGGGTAACAGGTAAAACATTTGATAAGGTATTAGATACTGCAGGAACATTACCAGACCCATTAAGAAGATATTGTACAACACAAATGAAACTAGAACCTATATTTGAATGGTGGAGACAAAAGATTAAAGAACCTGCAGAGTTTAGATTAGGTTTCAGAGCAAATGAACAGGGTAGAGCTAAAAGAACATTAGCTAAAACAAATGAGAATGGATGCTTAGAAATGAAAGCTATAGTAGGTAAAAGAAAAACTAGAAACAAGTGGGGTATAATAGAATGGCAAAAGCCTGTATTTCCTTTAATAAAAGACAATATTTATAAAGATACTATTGAACAGTATTGGAAAGGTAAGCCTGTTAGATTTGCTTGGATGAATAATTGTGTAGGATGCTTTCATAAAAATCCTTTACTAATTAAAAAGATGCAATCTAAACATCCTAATAAAATAGAATGGTTCGCATCAAAAGAAAGAATAAAACATAATAAAGATGTTTGGTATAAAGAGAAGAACCTTTCCTTCAATGACATCATAAAATGGAATACACAAACTGAATTATTTGAATCTGACTTTACAGATTGCGATTCAGGATATTGTGGGATATAAAAAATATTTATTAAAAATTGTTAATAATATAAATAATTGTTGTAGATTAGCTACATAATTGCAACGAAGCAGTTATAAAAACAAAACAAAAAATGACAAAAACAGTAAAAGATTATCAAGATTTAAAATCAAAATTAGAAGCTATCAAAAAAAATCATAATTTAAAATATGATAAAAATGCTAATGGTTATTTAGACCCTTGTTCAATATCGATTAATATGTACGGAGGATGGAGATTAAATAAAAAAGTAGGATGTGAAAAAAGATATGATGGATGGAAGTTTTTTAGTACATCTGCTAATTCAAATGGCTATGATTTATATGAAAAAATAAAACACGAGTGTAAAGATTTTAAATTACTTTGTGTTAGCGAAAGACAACTTTAATAACAATGGGAGTGTAAAAGCTCCCTTATTTTTAGATATGAATAAGCAAAACAAAAAACTAATAAAGACATTACTAAAGCTCCATAACAAAAAAGAAATATCTGCTAAGACTTGTGCAGATACAATCTTTAGAATCATTAAGAATCAATGAAAGAGATATATGTAAAAAAGATAACTGCAAGTGCTTTAGAAATGCCTGTAGAAAAAAGAAAACAATTAATAATAGAATTAACTAAATCATTACTAAAAAAATAATTATGTTCAAACCAATAATAAGATTCATCAAGCAAGATAAAAATAATATATGGTGGCTACTTAGCTTTTATGCAGTAGCATTACTAATAACAATACTATTGACAATACAGATATAATTAAGTAAAGGTTGTTTTGTTTGGAAAGGGGGTAGCAGAAATGTTACCCTTTTTTTTTGTGTATATGTCAAAAATGCTTCTAAAATTTCGATATATATATATGAAAGTAGAAATAAATGTGCCTAATGATTTAAAAGAAATCAAGCTGCACCAATATCAGAAGTTCCTAAAGCTCCAAGAAAAGAGTGTAGATGAAAAGTTCTTAGCTTCTAAGATGATAGAAGTCTTCTGTGGTTTAAAGCTAACAGATGCTCTTAAAATGAAAGTAGCAGATGTCTATGCTATTACAGGAATACTTGGAGATATGTTTAATCAGAAACCTAAGCTAGTGAAGAAGTTTAAAATGAATGGGGTAGAATATGGATTCATACCAGACTTAGATCAGATGAGTTTAGGAGAATACATTGACCTGGACACTTACTTAGGAGATTGGGAAAATATACATAGAGCTATGAATGTTCTATATAGACCTATCAAACATAAGTATTCAGAAAAATACAATATAGAGGAGTATAATATAGATCATCCTGAGAAGATGCAAAATATGCCAATGGATGCAGTATTAAGTTCTGTGCTTTTTTTTTATCATTTAGGAATCGACTTGTCGAAAGCTATGATGAATTATTTGGAGGACAAACAGGAAACGAATTTAGTGCAATATCTCAATTCGGAACTAAATGGGGATGGTATCAATCAATTTACGGACTCGCTCAGGGAGATATTAGACGATTTGAAAATATCACTAAGTTAAAGATGCACGAGTGCTTTATGATGTTATCATTTATGAAAGACAAAGCAGAAGCTGAAGCTAAACAATTAAAAAGTAAAATAAAATGAGTCAACAAGGAATAAGAGGTTTTTATCAATTAACAGAAACAATTAAAACACAGTTGTTAGATGATGCAAACGTGAATATTGTAACTACAGGAGATATAACAGAAATAGATTTATCTAAACAAACTATATTTCCTCTATGTCATATTATGGTTAATAGTGTAAGCACACAAGAACAGGTACTAGCATTCAATATTACTGTTATGGCTATGGATATAGTAGATGTAGAGAAAGAAGCTACTACAGATTTATTTAGAGGTAATGATAACCAACACGATGTACTAAATACTCAATTAGCAGTTTTAAATAAACTTGTAATGGTTCTTAGAAAAGGAGACTTATATACGACTAAATACCAATTAGAAGGAGACCCTACTTGTGAACCATTCTTTGATAGATTTGAGAATCAGTTAGCAGGATGGGCTTGTACTATGGACATACTTATTGAAAACGATATTACTATATGCAACTAAAAGAAACTAAGGACATATTGAACAAGTTTGCAAAGTATGTGATACAACAATCTCGTACTAATCTTACTAAAGGCAAAAAGAACAGTTCTAAGGCACTTTATAATAGTTTAGATTTTAAGTATAAGCCTGTAAGAGATGGAATAGGTATTCAGTTTCTTATGGATGAATATGGTGTTTACCAAGACAAAGGGGTAAGAGGAGCTAATGCTTATTATGCAGATAGAGCAACTGCACAAAGTCCATTTAGTTTTAAAATGTCTTCTAAGATACCTCCAGTTAAAACTTTAGCTGATTGGGCAAAAAAAAGAAACATAAGATTAAGAGATGAAAAGGGTAGATTCTCAAAAGGTAATTACAATACAATAGGTTTTCTTATAGCAAGAAGTATTAAAGACAAAGGTATAAGAGCAAGTCTATTTTTTACTAAACCATTTGAAAAGGCTTATAAAGATTTACCAAAAGATTTAGTTAAAGGATTTATAAACGATATAGAAATAACAATAGAATGAGTACAATAATAAATGCAAGAAGTCCATATTATATAAAAGTACAACCTGCTTCAGGTACACTTAGTTCTGCATCAATGCAACTATTTATATATTCAGGAACTTTTACAACAGACAAACCTGGAAGTCCACAATACACTATAAGCAAAGATATTATAGGTTCTAACAATTATGTTATATATGAGATCACAGAGCTTATTAGAGATTATCTAAACACAGAGTATGCAAGTTTTGCTACAGATGGAGTATGGGTAGAAGCAGACATCACATTAACTAAAACATCAGGAAGTGAAACACAGAACTTAGATTATCTTTCTTTTGATGGTTATGGATATTTTGAAGACGGAGTAAATCCAAGAACTTTAATAGACCCAGTAAACACTTTAGTAGATTCAACAACTACAGGTACGACTACAGCTTATAAACTAATAGATAGTACACAAACATTCTTAACAAGCGTAGCAATAGGAGATACAGTTTACAATGATACAGATACAACAGAAACAACAATAACAGCTATAGATAGTGATACACAACTTTCTATAAAGAATGATATAATGGCTACAGGAGAAGATTATAGAATAGTAGGAAGTCCTAACTATACTCCACAATATCTGCAATCAAATACTAAGATATATTTTAAGCAAGGTACTGATATAGTATTTCCTGTATTTGCAGAAGTAGAACCATTAATAGAATTTACAACAGGGGGAGGAGCTGATGTATTTTGGGAAGAAGTAGAGGATTTTTGGAATTTATATGATGTAAGTTGGGGAAGCACTTTAAATGACATACAAGTAAACGACTCAACAGACTCAACTAAAAAGATAGTCTATATTAGAGTAACTCCTACTGATACTTTAATAACAGGAGATACAATTACTATAACAAGCTCAGTAGGTACTTCACAAGTAACAACAATTACACTAGAAGCAGTATGCGAACCCAAGTATCAAGAACTACAAGTTATATTCTACAATAAGTTTGGAGCATTACAGATTATGCCTTTCTATAAAAAGTCAGTAGATAGTATAAACACAAATTTAGATAGTTATAAGCGTAACCTAATGGAGTTTGCTACTGACCCTACATACAATACAGAGAAACATCAAATAAGACAGTTTCACGTTACAGGTAAGGAATCTATAACAATGAATACAGGCTTTATACAAGAGAGTTTTAACGAGGTTATAAAACAAATGATGCTAAGTGAACAAGTGTGGGTAGATAATGGCACAGAGGTTCTCCCAATCACTTTAAACACTAAGAGTTTACAATTTAAGAAATCAGTAAATGACAAGCTCATAAATTACACAGTAGATTTCGAGTATGCGTTTAATAAAATAAATGACATTAGATAATGCAGAATATTCAATTATATATTGAGGGAAATAGAATGGATATGTTTAAAGATGAGTCAGTATCTCTAACTCAAACTATTCAGAATGTAAAAGACATAGCTAAGGTATTTACAAACTTTACTAAGACCTTCTCATTACCTGCATCTAAAGGAAATAACAAAGTATTTGAACACTATTATAATTATGATATAGTAGATGGCTT